ATAAGTAAGTTTCAAAAAGCCATTGCTTTAAAAACTTTTGCCAGTTTCCATAAACATTTGATTGATAAGTGAAGTCTCTTGAATATCCCCAAGAATGGATTGCTTCTGTAAATTCTCTCATATCTTCAAATCCTAGAGTTCTCTTTATAAATTTATTATTTGTTATTATTGCTTTCTTGCTTGTTACTAGCTTCTCAATTTTAATGAGATTTGGTTTCATAATGTTTTGTTTATCCCCATTCAGTTTTCAAAGGACTAACTTTATTATCTATCTTAAGTATAACATACATTTTAATATAACACAATACTAAAGCATATACAGACTAGACTAAGATTAGCTAAATACTATAACATTTAAAAATTTAATCGTCAATGGGTAGAGTTATCCACCGCTAAAAATCTTAAATAATTTGATGAGACATTATTATGAGATATTGTCAAGAGTGTGGCAAACCAATAATAAAGAGAAAAGGAGACGGCAAAAAGTATTATAAGTCCCGTAAGTATTGTAATCAAAGATGTTATATGAAATTCAGGGAAATAAAACTCCCAAGAGAAGCAGGAAACTTCTTAATCTCCTTAAAGGAACATAAGAACAAGAACTTTAGTTTTTCCCAGATATTAAAACAAATATGAAACTAAACATAACCTTAATAGTAATATGATAAAAACAACAACAGTTCAATGTGGTCAAGCCACTAAAGAAGAACTTGCTGAAGGAGAAAGAAAATGTTGGTCTTCAGGTTGTAAAAAAACAGCTATACTAGGTGATTGGACTGGTTGGAAATATTGCTTTAAACATTGGAGATTAGATTATAGGTATGGTAGAGAACACGGATTATGGAAAGCCTTAAAAGATAGTTATATAAATTGGGAAGCTTTAAAATATAAGTTGAACCTTAAATGAAAAGAATTAATATAAATAGTAATAAACATAATATACAGCCTTGATTAATGATTTAATAATACAGATTAAGATTAAATAGTATGGAAAAGTTAAGTGATACATCAACTAGTAAATTTAAGGAGCTTAGAATGGTTTAGGTAGGGTATAATATAAGAGAGTTGTTAATAAATTAGTTAATATTAAAAGTATGGAACAAACAACAACACAAAAAGTATATAATAATATGTTGGCTGGTGTTATTTTGAGTGATTTGAAAACTGGTGAAGAATTAAAAGAGTTAGAGATAAAATGGGAAAATAAATTAAAAAGAGATTGGAATAATTTTATAGATAAACAAAAACTATTTTTTTGTAATACTATAAAAATTAAAGATATAGAATATCCAGATAGAGGAATGATAGCAGATTTTACAGGAGGATATAAAGATATTAAAGACCCAGACATAGAAGGTTCAATTTGGGATGTTGAATGGGGAAAAGTTAAGTTAATTTTATCTAAGATTAAATAAAATAAAAGATATTAACCAAAACATATATGAGTAAAGGTGGAAGACCTTTTGGTAGTAAAACAAGGCCGCAGATTAGACAGTTTATGAATGATGATGATATTAGAGATATAATGGCGGTCGCAATAAACAAAGCTAAGAAAGGTGATGTAATAATGGCTAAGTTTTTGTTAGAGCAGAATTTTGGTAAAGCTCCACAATCAATGGATTTAACAAGCAAGGGAGAAAGTATTATTCCTTTATTAAATTATGTAAAAGATAAAGATGTTCGGGATAACAACAGCAACAACAAAGATACAGAAACTAAAGAAAAGGATTAGAGCAATTCCTGGTGGAACTTCGGCAAGTAAAACTGTATCAGTAATTCTTTTTCTTATTAGTTCTGCTCAATCAGACAAGAAACCAACTTTAACCAGTATAGTATCAGAGAGTTTCCCTCACTTAAAAAGGGGAGCAATGAGAGATTTCTTAATGATAATGCAAGAGCATAATTACTTTAAGGATAGCTTATGGAATAGAACAGATAGCACTTATACATTTGAAACTGGAAGTAAGATTGAGTTCTTTAGTGTAGACCAACCTAGTAAGGTAAGGGGAGCAAGGCGTGATAGGTTATTTATCAATGAAGCTAATAATATACCTTTTGAAGCTTTTGAGCAGTTAGAAGTAAGAACTAAAGACTTTATATTCTTAGACTGGAATCCAAGCCACGAGTTTTGGTATTATACTGACATTAAAGATAAGAGAACAGATACAGAAGAATTAACCTTAACTTATGTAGACAATGAAGCTTTAAGTCAGAATATTGTAGATAGTATTGAACAAAGAAAGGGTAATAAAAACTGGTGGAAAGTTTATGGTTTAGGTCAATTAGGAGAGATAGAAACTAGAATATATACAGATTGGAAGATAGTTGATGAAATACCACACGAAGCAAGGTTAGAACGTAGAGGAATAGATTTCGGGTATTCTAATGACCCAACAGCAATAATTGATATATATAAATACAATGACGGGTATATTTTAGATGAACAGATGTATAAAACAGGAATGCTTAACAAAGATATAGCTGATTTCTTATTAAATTTACCTGAATGTTTAAACGTAGCTGATAGTGCCGAGCCTAAGAGTATTGAAGAGATTAAGCAAAGAGGTGTTAATATAGTAGGAGCTAAGAAGCATAAAATGAGAAGTTTTGGAAGTTTAATCCCCGAGACAGGTAGTAAGGAAAGTTATGTAAAATGGAGTATAGGAATAGTCCAGCAACATAGAATGTCAATGACTAAGCGTAGTCTTAACTTAATAAAGGCTTATAGGAATTATTTATGGGAGACAGATAAAGACGGCAAGATACTTAATGTTCCTAATCATTACCTAAGCGATTGTATGGATGCAATCCGTTATGCCGTAATAAGCCTAGCACCTGTTATTAATACACAAAACATAGTAAGGCAAATTCCAATATATCAATCTAAAAAAGTAAACCCTTGGAGATGAACCAAAAAACTATAAAAATATTAAGAGAGAACGCTGAAGTGTTTGCTAAGCAGAAAGGATATAAATTTGAAGAAGTATTTAATAATCTTAAAAAGATATATAAAGAAACTCCTATATTAAAAAGAAAGAAGATGGGGTTTACTAAGAAAATTTACGGTAAAATAAAATGAATACACTTAAAGAAAAAAACGAGAATACAATCTTTGACTACATTATCTCCAAAGAAACACAATATGCTCAAGAAGTCCCAGTAACAGGCAACTGGGATTGGAATATGAAAACTCATATTGAAGAAAGTGTTTTGTATAAGAATGGACAGATAATCTCTGGCAAGAACAAGAACACACCTGATGAGAAGCCAGTTAAGAATATCATATTGCCTATTATTAGTTTGCAGTATAGGGCAGAAGACATTGACGTTAAAGATATTCTTTTATGGGTTGATAACCCAGACCTGTATCACTTATCGTTTCTTATTAAAAAGTATCACGATGATGTATTTGTAGTAGAGAATGATGTAGATACATTTCTAGATGATTTAAAAGAAGAAAAGATTGATTTTGGCGGTGCTTTATCAATAAACGTTGGTAAAGGTATCCCTGAGATAATTAATATGCAAAGTGTAGCTTTTTGTGACCAGACTGATATTATGTCTGGACCTATAGGAATTAAGTATGCTTATTCAATCAGTCAATTAAAGGATATGGAAGAGAGAGGCTGGGGAGATAAGAATAAGGGAGCTGATACTACAATAGACGAATTAATTACATTATCAGAAAGTTTTAAAACACAAGACAAGCAAGGAGAAAAGAAAGCCCAAACTCCTGGAAGATATGTAGAAGTCTATATGGTATTAGGAGACTTACCTAAAACTTATTTTGATGAAAAGGGAGATGAAAACAAATTCTCTTATCAAATGCAGATAGTCGCTGCTTACGATACTAAGTTAGGTAAAAAGGGAGCTACATTATTTAAAACAGAAACTAAAAATCCTTTAAAATTTGTTAGTCGTGATAAGATATATGGTAGAGCTTTAGGTAGAGGAGGCATAGAAGAGTTGTTTGAAGACCAAATGTGGACTAACCAAGCAATGGCTACAAAGAAAGATATGCTAATCTCCGCTTCTAAGACTATTCTAAAACATACAGACCCAGGCTTATCAGCTAGACATCCAAGCGGTTTAAAAGGTTTAGATAACTTAGAAATGATAGAATTAGCGGAAGGTAAGGATATAAGTGTCCTAGATACTTATCCTCGCAATATATCTTTATTTGATAATTCTTTAAGTGAATGGGAACAACACGCTCAGAGAATGGCTTCGGCAACAGACCCATTATTAGGCGAAAGTCCTACTGCTGGCACTCCGTTTAGATTACAGGAAAGGGTTGTAATGGAAGGTAAAGGACAACACGAATATAGACGTGGTAAGTTCGCAAAACATATTGAAGAAATATATAAAGATGAGATTATTCCTTATATCTCTAAACAAATAACAAAAGATATAGAGTTCTTATCAGAACTCACAACAGAAGAAATGCAAAACATCTCTGATAAC